GAGAAACAATATTTTTAGTTCCTAAATCGTGTACTGTGACATAATTGTCTGTCGCTCTTGCTATAGCTGCTGTGATAGATTTCAGAAGAAGCGTGTTATCGGAAACGCTTCCAGCAAATCCTTCTGATTCTATTACAGCCATCAGCTCTTCTTGTACGCCTATGCACCACTGTGCAGGTAAAGTTGTAGCAGGAGGACCATCTTTAAAAATTCGTCTTCCTTGAGCATCATATCCAACATTGTCTGAATTAATTCTATCCATTTATGATTCTCCTGCCATGATTCTCGTGAAAACCATATAGTTTCTCCGCATCCTTTCTAAGCATAATAGCATCATCTAACTCTTTTGTAAGTCCCAAATACTTTTTCTTTCCATTTACTTTTATAAATACTTCATACTTCTGGCAATCTTTTCGTAAACAAATTCCATGGTATCCTGAAGTGTTATTTGATAAAATTGCAATATTTCTAGCATTATCTTGTCTAGTCACTATGCGTAAATTATCAATTTTATTATTTCCAGGATCTCCTGATATATGATCTATTTCATAACCTTTTGGAATATTCCCAAAATGATATATCCAGATAAGTCTATGTGCATAATATCTGCCATCATCTATACTTATTCTATAATAACATCCTTTGTCTGCGTATGTATGTATAGATCTCCCTGCAGGATATTCTGGATTTACATTCAAAGGATGATATTTCTTGTAGTACAAGAACCCATCCTTATATTGAAATCTCTGATGCAAAAATTCTTTATCTGGATACTTATGCATTTTCTTTCTCCTTACGTGCCAGCGACCTGCCACGCAGGATCGAAGAACCACTTACCAGAAGCTGTAGCAGTGCTGCCATCACTTGTAGCAATCACATATCCAAGCAGGCGTGTACTATTAGTGGTCTTTGTAATAGACACTGATCCAGGAGCTCCTGAAGCTAACCATACAGGTCTCCCAATATATCCAGACCATGTGGCAGAATATACAGAGTGATATATAATTCCTTTGCGCAAAATATCCATATCGCTTGCACCTGAAGCATAGGAATTAAGAGCAATACCAAGCAGTCCATTTAAAGCAGAAGTGCTTGCATCAGCTCTCATCCATACACCAGAGGCATTAAGGAACATACAGTTCATAAAACTGCAATCACTTCCTGCTGTCTGAGAATGAAGAATTGCACCACGACCAGACTTATCTGTAGATGCATTTTTCGCTAATGGTAATGCCCAAAAGTCTTCGGGATTGACAAATTCTTCTGCCATTACAGTTACCATGAAATCTCTAAAGTCTTGTGCGCTGATTTGTCCAGTGACATTGTCTGCCATCAGGGCAAGCAGTTGTGCTCTTGTTTTTGGTGTATCGGCCATCTTAGTCCTCCTTAATGTGCCAAATCTAAACTATTATCGAAGGCACTACTAAAAGCGCCACCAGAGTATCTATCAAAATCTGTACTAAATTCTTTTCCGAATGCTCCTGTTAACATTATTCCATCATAGTCATAAGCATTAGCAAAAGCATTTGAGAATTCTCTTCCGAAATCTAATCCTCTGCTACATAGTATTCCGTAACCAGTTCCTCCCCAGCTATTGTCAAAAGAGGGACTAGCAAAAAATGAACAATCAAAAGCATTAGAAAATTCTCTTCCTTTAAAGTCATACAGTGCAATTGTATGTGCTGGCTTAACTGCATTGATTGTATCCATCAGCTCTTGAAGATTATACTTTATTCCTTCTTCAATAGTAACCCAGACAAGCCAGAAGTGTATATTCCTTAATGGGCCAATAGGAGTATTTACAGTAGAAAGACCTACAAAGAATGGAGAGAACTCTTCAATTGTTATAGTATATCCTAAATCTGCAGCAATAGATATGAAATATTCTTTGTGAGAAAATCCATACTGGTAAAACTTTGCAACAATACTTTCTATACGCTCTGCTGTAGTGAGTCCTAGATTCTTGTCATAAAGTCCTAAGTCATATTCATATTCATCTATAAGCTCTGAGACTCTTGATGGTACAGACTCATTAAATAGATCTTCTGCTCTTAAAGAGGCTCTGCTTAATTCTTCTGCAAAGCCTCTTAACAGCTTTGTAGTCATACTGTTTGGAGTTCTATTCCAAAGCTTTCCTTTTGGAAGAAGAGACTGGAATAATTTTAGATACATATCACCAGTGTATGTCATGAATACTCCTCAAATACAATGTCTCCAAGAACATGGACTTCATTTACAGCTGCAGAAATATCATCATAAGGAAATGTGATTTTAGATCTTACTTCTCCAACAGCACTAGAGATTGCTTCATATATCTGACTCAAAGAAATTATTTCTCCAGGACCACCACGTGTTTTGAATAAGTCTTGAATTCTATCTATTGCAGAAGCACGAATGACTGATGTATTTGGATACAGTTCAATAGTCATATTTATAGTCTTAGCAAGCAAAGGGATAACTACAAAGCCAGCTTGCGCAGTTACTGGAATTCCAATAGTTGTATTAGTGTCTGGGTCAAGATGGCTTATAATATAATTGTACATCGTCAATCTGTCTGTAGATGTTGGAATTATGTCAGTTTCATTATCCTTAACAAAGGCAAGACCAACAGTTCCTGGACCATTGTAGAATGGTATACACCACGCTCTGGTTGTTCCTGAGACTTCCAATGCCCAACTTACATAGTCAAATTCAGCACCACCATGTGGTGGCTGTCTCTTCCTTAGCAGCAATCTTGAGCGATAATCCTCATCAAGTTCTGCATCTACACCACCAAATATTCCTAAAGAGTCTACAGTCACAACAGAACTGACTCCTGATATTGGAGATACAAAAGATAGTCCTGTTCCTGCAGCTTCATTATATTCATCACCATAATCTTCAGCTATAAAATTAAGAGTTGCTCCACCACCAGCAATAGTTGCATCTGCTGTAGTTGTGTATATACTACCATCATCAGCAGCAAGTTTAGTCTCTGCAGGAATTACGATACCATTTGTGCCTGTTGCTGTGCCTGTTCCTGTTGCCTTTACACCTATCTTTCTTGGTATTCCATATTCAGTTCCGTGAACATCTAAATATTCTGCATCTGCTTGAGAAACAAACAGCTGCTTCTTCATGTAGTCTAGAAAACCATAAACAAGATGAAGCGCCATTCCATACACTCTGGCAAGAATCATGAATACAGATCTTCGCAAAAATGTATATGCATTAGCAACTTGAGTATTTAAATCGGAGACTATCCTGTCAATTATCTGCTGAAGCGTGGGACGTAAGAATGGCATAATTGCCTCCTATTTAATAACTTGATATTGCATTTCCCAAAGATCACTGAATTTTATTCCAAGAATCTTGTCGTTGTTCTTATAAATAGCGACATCTAAAACTAATTTCTTTGTCTCTTCATATCCAATTATAGACGATGTAACATCAATTACAGAAGCAACCCCATCATCTATCATCCACTGTAATGCTTGTTTAGTATATTCTTTTGCTTTATTTGCATTCTCTTGAGTTGCTTTTGATCTGTCTAAAAGCCATAATTTGCTGCCTATCTTGTCGTTCCTTATAGGCAACAGATCTCCAATCCATCCTCTAAGATCATTAGGATCATCAGGATTGTCATCTTCAGAGGCTCTAGCATCAGTATATAAAGATATCAGTACTGCAGTTTCGAGGCCTTCTTCACGTTCTAGATCACCATTAAGAAGGTTTAAATCGCCTATGGCAAGAGCATTATCAAATCTGATTTTTATATCTGTTGCCATGTTAGCCTCCTGTCTCTAGAGTAGTGGTTGCTGCTGAAGATATATCTAATGACATTCCTACAGTAGGTGGAGAAGGTGGGCCAACAGCTGCAGTAGGATGTGTGTGTAGATTTAAAGCAGTCATGAAATTCTGTAATGCTGTATTCAATTCAGAATGTGTAACAAATTTTTTACCAGTACCATTCATCATTATCTTCCCGTCTTTATCCAGCAGAATCTTATTTCCGAATTTAGAATATAGCTTCACTTCACCTTCATTAAGATCTGTTGGTCTGCCAGCTCTTGTTCCTATCGTTATTGCTATTGCTTGTTCTCTATTACCATCAGGACATACAATAATCACTTCAGTATCTTTACTAACTTCTGGATAAGTCTCTAATCCATACTCTTGGATTCTGTCTATGTCTGTTAATGTTTCATCGTAAACTCCTTTTATCTGTATCCTCTGCACTTTGCCAGAGTTACTGACTGCTGTAAGTATTGCCCTTCCAATCATTGAGTATATCTTATTTGAAATCAAAGTTAGAATATTCATCTGCTAAACTTCCCTTTGATCTGCACATTCTTAGTAGAAAATGCATCTCTATTGACAACCAGCAGCTTAGTTTCATACTGGGTGTCTTTATTATATTTTAACCTAATTTCACAGATTAGTTTACTGCTATTTTCATCAAGATAATCAGAGATAGTTGCAATATAATTTATATTCCATGGCTTATTATTAGACTGCACAAAGTCTTTTACTGTATATTCCTCTGCTGTAGCAAAGGCAGACTTCAGATTCTTTTCAAAGTATGCTCTGCTTGTACACTTTCCAGAGTCAGTTTCTATATCATTCAGGATCACCAGCGTCTTGTTGGAATCTATATATGAATCTGCCACTTCAGAAGAGGGCTGTACGAAATCTGATAATGATTTATTCTGGTCTGGATATCCAAAGCCTTTTACTAGATACTTGCCATAACGATCTACAGAAGTATCTTTCACACAGCCTTCTAATACATTAGATCTTCTGATCGTGTCTGGTGAAAAGTTTTTAACTGTTCCTGCTGTAAGATATAGATTGCCATCACCATTTGAGAATGGAACTATGCAATTCTCTACACAGACACGCTTAATTGCATCACCGACTTTCTCTTTTCCAAATACAGAGAAAGATTTCATTACAGTATTAGTTAATGATAATGCACTGTCCTCAGAGACTACAGTCACACTATATGGCGCACAAAGTTCTGCAACAATATTTCGTATTGTTAGATTTTTCCACTCATTAGGCTTTCTTCCCCAGCAACTATCTACAAGCATACCATTATCTCTGCCAGAGATGAGCAATGATCCTTGCTTGTTAGAATATTTGTATTGAATAGTCTCTATCTCTCCTACCATTGTCTGCGTGCCATTGATGAATACAGAGAAACTATCGCCTATGTAGATATATTTTTTATTGTCTTCTGTAAAGTCTAAAACTTCAAATACGACAGCTCCAGAAAGTGCCATCATAGACTTAACTAGAGTGAATGATATAAATTCTTTAAAAGTTTTATCTCCTACACGAATTTCAATATCATTATTCATTTAGCACCTTTATCTCTTTTCCTCCTGAAATAAATCCAGGATGCGAAATAGTAGGATTCATAGACAGAATTTCTTCTTCTCTATTCAAATCCTCATATTTATCATAGCTGAGCAGAAGTGTATTTGTAATTTCAAATGAATTAGTAAATGTTTCTATTGAAGCTGTAGATGCTGCAATAGCATTAGACACTTGGACGAAATATCCTTTTAAATCTGACAGAGCGATTATCAATAGCGAATTGTCTATAAACTCACCAGAGATATATTCAAAGCCAGAGAGATCTGTTTCTGCTCCTAACAGAAGAATAAAATCATCTAACATATCAGCTATCTTTCTTGCATACTCTAATAAAGATTCTTTTCCTATAAATGAAGTTCTCATGCAGATATTTATAGCTGTAGAGAATAGTCCATATTTAAATGTGTCTTTAATTGCTAAGAAATTATTGACTTGTGAGTTAGGAATGAATTGTGTGCTCTGGACATCTATCAGTTTGACAACATCTAGACATGCATCAATAGTTGATTTTCCTAAAACATCTGGTACATTCTCACCATTAAACTCTTCAGAAGCACCACGTACTACTTGTGAGCATACTCCAGGAACTCCACCAAACACTCCATTCTTTCCTATTCCGCAGGCTGTAAGGAAGCCATTGCAGCTTTCCTGTATTGATGTGAATAGATTACAGGGATAATCAATTGCAGAGTCTACACTTATCAGTACAAGATATAGCATCTCTGCTGTCTCTGCAATCATAGACGAAACGGCACCTTTTAGTCTATACATATTACGCTGAATATATTTTATAGTGTCTTTTATATAATCTCCAGCCTT